CTTGTCGATCAAAAATAACCCCGATAATACCCGTTGATTCGATGGCATCCCCGCCGCTGGTTTGCACGTTGATTTTAGAAACTTCTTCAAACGTGTAACCTTCACCACTACCTTGCCAGTAGGGAACAGTTTCATGATCTGGCAGCGTTACACGGTCTTGATTCTGCGAATTGCTTAGCAAGAATGTCTCAGACGCTTTAGCAAAGTCAGACAGTAAAACAACATGCTGCTGATCTTTAGGGCTGAATCGGTCTTTAGCGCCAGCATTAAATAGGGTTGAAATGCGTGCCATGCGATCGCTGTACAAACCCATAGTGTAAGTTGCGTATCGAATGAAGTCGGCATCTTTAACCGCATTTGCAAAGGTCAGTGACGCACCGTATTCAGAATTATAAAGGTTAAGAAGATTAACCGCTTTAACACTGGTGCCAGCAGGAGTGAAAACCCCATCAACGGTTAAACCATCGGCCATTGTTTCGCCAATCATGTTGTTAATGGTGCGCATGATTAGTGCATCTAGTTTAACGGTCATGCTGTTTTCAACGCTGGTGGTCAACATTGAAATGAAGCCGTTAAGCTGGTTGGCGTTTGAAAAACTTTCTTTAATTTGCAATTCAGTAAATGATAGTGGAATTTCAAACGTGGTTTTACTGTTGAAAAACTTAACGCTTACCGAAGGCTTATAAAAAACGTCCGGTGAATAATCTTGGCCGTTGGTTAGCTTCCATGAATCGGACTCGGTAGCGTCTGGCAAATCGCTCGCAATCTTTTCCATGACGGATCCATATTCCCAGCTATCCATCAATACACTAGGAACACCGCCCGCGTAAAGTCGATTTACAAAAACAACTTTACCAATGTGATTAACTAGGTTTTTCACATAGTTATCAAGGTTATCTGAATCAATTACCGCTTTACCAACATCAACAATGTTGCTCAAATCTTCATTTAGAACGGCAGTTTCACCGAGCATTTGTTGAGTAGCATCATTTACTAGTGCGTAAATTTGAGTTACTTTCATGGTAATATCCTTAATAAATGGCTAACGTTAGCGCTTTTGAAATATCTTGCATTACATTTTTTAGTATACTAGCCCTTGCCATGTTTGACAATAGCGCATAACTCGCTTGGGGTGAAATACTTTCGTCGGTCATGGTTCTAATCTTTTCTCCTGAATTTGCATCAGTGTTAGTTGATGTTGAACCATCGTTATTAACCATTTCAGTACTATTAAAAGACGCTACTTTATTAACATCTTCACGTTCATTTAATCTATCTTCATTGCTGTTAATAGTTTCACTAATTTCTCTCCTTTCGTTTACGTTATCTTTAAGCGCTTCAATCTTCACATAATCGCGCCACGTTTCCCCGTATTCAGAAACCAGCAAAGAAGCTAAACTATTAATGCTAACGTCTTTATAGGGGCTAAATAATGTTCGTTGCCCATAGTTGATTTTCAAAATTAAATCTAGGTTTTCTTCATCCCCGGCAATAAACGGGAATACTTCAACGTCATTAATAGCGGTAAAAAAACTAGTTTTACCGCTTAAATAATCGTTCAAAGTTTCCATTATTCACCCCCTTTTAATTCGTTAAGCAATGCGTTTAAAACTTCCGTATCTTCATCGCTTAACGTTTCATCTTCTAGCATGGCTTCCGCTTCTTCAATCTGACTTGCCAGCGTTTCCGCTTCTAACTTTGGCAATTCTTCCCGCGGTGTAGGCTTGGGCAAACTTTCCGTTTCTTGGGTTTCGTCTGACAAGTATTTTGTCGATTCTTTCCCCGATTCGTTTGATGATTCTTCGCCCAAATTCGTAAGCGATTCTGATGGCGATTCGTTCGATGATTCGTTTGATACTCCACCCCCTGAATTTTCGTTTGATGGCTCGTTAATAACCCCGTCTACCAATTCCTTTTGTTTCACGTTCCAAACGCCACCATAATCAACGTCAATAGATGTTGAATACATGGCATTGATTTTCTTCACCGCTTCAAGGCGACATTTCATCATGTTATCGACAAAAGGGTATAAGGCATCTTCACCGCTTTCAACTTCACCCGATGTTAAGCGCTCGCGTTTCATGTTGAAATTGGATTGTAAGCCCAGTTCATTATGTAGGCTGCCTTTAATGTACTGATGAAACTCAATTAAGGAAGTAAAAGCGCTGCCGTTGTTTGAAGTTGCATCTTGTCGTTTAATCCCGTCGAACAAAGCCGCTTCACCGATGACGGAAACGTCGCCGTCTATAAGTTTTTGAACGTAGTTATCAGCGCTGGTTTTTGTTTTATCGTCGCTGGCACTCAAAAGCGTTTGCATACGGCTATTGATGCCAACCATATAAAGGCTAATGTCATTTTCAACCAATGACGAATTGAAGCGGGAAACCAGCGGTAAAACCCCGTTCATGCAATCATCGTTATAGACTAAAACACCATCGGCTTTAATGTCTAAGGTTTTATTGAATTTCAACGCCACGTTATTGATGGTTATTTTAGTTGGATTACCGTATACGTCTTGCTCGCCCCCAATGCCCCCCCAAAAAGCGTATAGTTTACCTTCAACTTTCGTAATGAATGCGAAGCCATGTTTTTGAAGTAGCTTTTCAAGTTCAAACGCTGGGATTGTTTCAGGCAATTCATACCATTCAAACATTGATAAAGTTTTAGCCAATGTATAATTGTTATACATGGCTAAATTATGATCTTTCTTTTTCACGTCATACATATAATCACCGTTTATCTATTTTATTTAAGAGTTGGTTAATGGCGTTAGTATTATAGTTAATTGTATCTTGAAACTCTTTCAGTAATTGGCGATAATATTTAGACTGTTCCCGATTCATCCAGAATAACGCAATGCACGCCGCAATAGGAAACCCAATCATGTTGACCATTTCAATAAATGTTGCTGAATCCATTTTTAACCCCGCTTGCAAAGTTTTAGAAAGTTGTTTATAGCATCCCCAACGTCGTTGTTTTGATAATAAATCCTATCAGTTTTATAGAACCACAAAACACGTTCTTGAAGTTTAGACGTTGGTTTAAAGATGCTACGATTATAGTTTAATTCAGGATGATAGTCTAGGGAATAGGTTAAATCATCTTTTAGGGCTTTTAATTCGCTGGTTTTAACATGAATATAAGTAAAATAAACATCGCCAACATTAACAATTTCACATTGAAAATAAGAGTCGTTGAAGTCTATAAAATAGGTAAATAAAATATCTTTAGGTTTATACTTCATGGGTAGGTGTGGATATATTGCAAGCTCCCAAGCCCCGCCAGTTATCATGTTTAATTTAGGGTTATCGAAAGCAAAATATTTATGATTGTTGGAATTACTTTTAACAGGCGCGCAGTATTCAACGGCAACCGTTAATTTAGAATCCCCATAATGATAAACATCAATAGAACCTTGTTCCATTTTTAAGATGTGTTTAAGCCCCATTTCTGCAAAGTATGGGCAATATTTATTAACCGTGTTTCCTAGCATGTAGATTTTAACGTCTTCACGCTTACGAACGATTGTTGAAACGGTATTCATAAACAAAACAAATTCATCTTGAAGATAAATTTTGTTAGTTAGAAATTCATCAAACACTATTGTTTTAATGTCTGGAAATGATGTAGATTTATCATGTTCAGAATCGGATAAAGCAAACGTGAAAGCTAAAACATCGCCATAATTATAAATTGCTTTGCCTGAATCGTCGTAATTGCAAAGATAGAATTTACCCGCCCAATAATGGACGCCTGTAAATTTACCTTTAGTGGCTTTATTTACTTCATCATTATCGTTAAGCCCTGAAAACAACCTAGATGCCCGGCGCCCGGTAATATCTTCTTTCCAACGTCTAACATACGCCATTTGATAACCATATTTAGCGTAGTCTTGAAGCCCCTTTTTTAGTAGCGCGTAAGTTTTACCGTTTGAGCGCTCCCCAAAAATCATATTATAGGTAGCGTTTTTACGGTTAATTTTTTGAAGGCTGTAATAAATCATACGTGTTTAACCCCTTTGAATATGTAGCCTTTAGAAAGGTTGTTTAAAAATTCTATATAATGTTGAGCGATTGATAAAGTAAAATTACAACCCCCTAAGTGTATCCCAGATAGCGGGTTTACGGTAGATTCAACCCCGTTAAAGTCGATGATTTTAAACTTTAGTTCATCGTCAATATAGGTATGGGTCATCTTCCCCGTATGCGCTGCGGGAATATTAAGCGTATCGTCAAACATGTTGAAAACTTCATCAATATCATTATTACATTGTTCGCGCATGTAAGCTATGCCATTTTGTTTACTCAAACCAGCAACGGTTATATGCAGGTTTTCCCCGTCATAAACCATATAACGTTTAGCGCCTAGTGTTTTGAATTTAGAATAACTACCTTCAAAGTCCCAAATTCCTAACGTTTTAACTTTACCTTTTTTAGTCTTTGGGGATAGTAGCGCTTTATCAAACCCGTAATAATCACACATATCAGACATTTTAGCCACGATACCCGCGTTAAATTGTTCAATATATTCTAAATGATTTTCATAGTTTAAAAGTTTTAGGCTATCCGTATCACTATAAATATAGTCATCACCAGCGGCAAGAATGCCCGTCCATAAATTGCGCCTAGCGTAGGCAGTTACCCACAACCCCCAAGGATAATATAAAAACCGACCTTTAGCCGTGTTGTAGTTTTCAATTTCTGTTTCAATGTCTACTTTTTCAACTTCCCAACCTTCATTATAAATTGAGTTATCTTTAACTATATCAGTGACGC